AGAGGCAGCAAAAAAATGTTGGCCAGGATATAAAAAAAAGGGAACACAAAAACTTTTTGGTAAAACTTACAATCGATGTGTAAAGGAAGAAAAAACAGAATCTTCAACAACGTCAGTTGTCAACGAAGTAACAAGAATTCAAGCGTCAACGGGTAATATTATTATGACGGTTGTATCTTGGAAAGGAAAAAGTCTTGTTTTAAAAATGTTCTTCCCACAATCTAAAAGACCAACGAGAGCAGAAGTACAAGATCAGGTTCAAAAAGTTTATCCAGGTTCAAGAGTTACGTATTATAACATCTCTGATTATAAACCAGGAGAACCATTTTTACATATTAATGAAGATTGGCAAAAAGTAAATCGCCAAGATAATACTGATGGACTAAGTTCTGCCGCTGTTAAAGCATATCGTCGTGAAAATCCAGGTTCAAAACTTCAAACTGCAGTTACTGAGAAAAGTCCAAAAGGCAAAAGAGCAAAGCGTCGTCTTTCATTTTGTCGTCGTATGAAAGGAATGAAATCTAAACTAACTTCTGCAAAGACATCTAGAGATCCAGATTCAAGAATAAATAAAGCTCTTCGTCGTTGGAACTGTAACTAAATTTTAAAAATAATCTTATAGAATGAAACTTTGAGGTCAAAAAAGAAGGAGCATAAGTATGTCTGGTGATGTTTATTTGGGCAATCCTCTGCTCAAAAAAGCCAATACTCCAATAGAGTTTACAGAAGAACAAATCATTGAGTTTATAAACTGTAAAAATAACCCAGTTTATTTTGCAAAAAACTACATAAAAATTGTAACTCTTGATCATGGATTACAACCCTTTGAGATGTATCCATTTCAAGAAAAATTGATTCGTAACTTTCATAATCACAGATTCAATATCTGCAAAATGCCCCGTCAAACGGGCAAGTCAACTACCTGTGTTTCATATTTATTGCATTATGCAGTTTTTAATGATAATATTAATATTGCCATTCTTGCTAACAAAGCGTCAACTGCTAGAGATTTGTTAAGTAGATTACAACTCGCGTATGAAAATCTACCAAAATGGATGCAACAAGGTATTTTATCATGGAACAAGGGATCTTTAGAGTTAGAAAATGGCAGTAAGATATTGGCAGCTTCTACATCTGCGAGTGCTGTCAGAGGCGGTTCGTATAATGTCATCTTCCTCGACGAGTTCGCTTTTATTCCAAACCATATTGCAGACCAATTCTTTGCATCTGTTTATCCTACTATTTCTTCTGGCAAAAGCACAAAAGTCATCATAGTTTCAACACCACACGGTATGAATCACTTCTACCGTATGTGGCACGATGCAGAAAAAGGATCTAATGAATATGTTCCAACAGAGGTTCATTGGTCAGAAGTGCCAGGTCGAGATATAGAATGGAAAAGACAAACAATTTCAAACACATCTGAACAACAGTTCAAAGTTGAGTTTGAGTGTGAGTTTTTAGGATCTGTTGATACTTTGATTGCACCTAGTAAACTAAGATCATTAGTTTATGAAAATCCAAAAACAGGAAATGCGGGATTGGATGTCTATGAAGATCCCATTAATGATCATGATTATATTGTTACTGTTGATGTTGCCCGTGGAGTTGGTATCGATTATTCTGCTTTTGTTGTTGTAGACATTACAACATTTCCGCATAAAGTCGTAGCAAAATATCGAAACAATGAAATCAAACCAATGTTATTTCCTAATGTAATTTGGGAAATAGCAAGATCGTATAATCAAGCATTTATTTTATGTGAAGTAAATGATGTTGGGGATCAAGTAGCATCGATTCTTCAATATGATTTAGAATATCAAAATCTTCTTATGTGCTCAATGAGAGGTAGAGCAGGTCAAATTGTTGGTCAAGGATTTTCTGGCAAAAAAACTCAACTTGGAGTCAAGATGAGTAAAACTGTCAAAAAAGTTGGAGCACTCAATCTTAAAACAATGATTGAGGAAGATAAGTTATTGATTAATGATTATGAAATCATATCTGAACTTACAACGTTTATTCAAAAAAATAACTCTTTCGAAGCAGAAGATGGTTGTAATGATGATCTTGCAATGTGTCTTGTAATCTACGCATGGTTAGTTGCACAAGATTATTTTAAGGAACTTACTGATCAAGATGTTCGTAAGAGACTTTATGAGGAACAAAAAAATCAAATCGAACAAGATATGGCACCATTTGGTTTTGTTTCTGATGGACTAGATAATACTAGTTTTGTAGACTCTGAAGGAGATAGGTGGTTTACTGATGAATATGGAGACAAATCATTTATGTGGGAATATCTATGATGGATTTAGACAAACAACTAAAACTAGGACATTTACTACTAAATGAAAGAAAGTGTAGAGTTTGTGGAGAGTTTAAAGATCTGGTCGATGGTTTTTATCGAACTCGAAAAGATAAAGGACCAGTAGCTTCATCATATTCATATGAATGTAAAGAATGCACTAAAAAAAGAATAATTGTCAGCAGAATAACAAGCACAGTTCTTGATAGATGGGAATATCCTGATTGGTGATGTTCACGTCAAGTTTCCTACCCTCAAACTTAAGATTTTAATAAATATTTTTAGTTAAACTGAAATCTCAGGAGACAACAAACATGGCAACTCCTCAATTATCTCCAGGCGTACTTGTCAGAGAGGTTGATTTAACAGTAGGAAGAGCTGAAAATGTCTTAGATAATATTGGTGCAATCGCTGGCCCATTTCCTCAAGGTCCTATTGAAGAAATCATAGATATCACCACTGAACAAGAACTGATTAATGTTTTTGGCACACCTCTTTCAACTGATAATCAGTATGAATATTGGATGTCAGCATCGTCTTTCCTTTCTTATGGAGGGGTTCTCAAAGTTGTTAGAGCTAGTGATGCAAATCTCAATAATGCTAATGCTGGTGTCGGTGTAGCGAGTGACACCACACTATTGATTAAGAATAAGGATGATTATGAAATCAGTCATTCTGAAGATGGTGTTGATTTCTTTTACGCAGCAAGAAATCCAGGCAGCTGGGCAGAGTCTTTAAAAGTTTGTCAGATTGATGACGCTGCAGATCAAAGATTGTTTTTTAATAGCACAAACCTCGCTGGTATTGGATTAACTGTTGGCTTTGCAGTTACCGCAAGTATACCTGCTGGCACTGCATTAATTGGTGTTGGAACAACTTCTTCAACCAACGCAATCCTTAAAGGTATTATTACTGGTGTTAGCACAAATAGCACTGATGGAACTCAGTCATTCATCGATGTAAAAATTGTTGCTAGAACTCTTGCAGTTGGTGGTGGGAGCACAAGCACAAATATTGAATATGGTGAGGGAGATCCCAGTTCATCGTTTACTTTAACTGGTGCTGGGTCCAGTGTGGTTATTAGCACAGTTTCAACTGGTGGTGCTTCAGTTGCCATTAACACATGTTTTACCGTTTTAGATTGGTATGATCAACAAAAACTTGATTTAAAAAACATTTCTATTTTCTGGAAATCACTTTCTCCAAAACCAACAAGTAATGGATATGTTCTTGATCGTAATGGTCGTAACGATGGAATTCACATTGCAATCGTTGATGAAACTGGATCAATTACAGGTAATGCAGGTGATATTCTAGAAACTCATTTAAACCTCTCTAAGGCATACGATGCTGTAAGAGATCAAAGATCAGTGTACTATAAAGATTACATTCGTGAAGTTTCAAACTATATTTTTGTTGGACGTAATCAGTCAAGTGCATATGTTGCTAATGTAGGTAGTGTTGTTCCAACGATTTTCCCAACTGCCTCTGGTTTTACAACCGCTGGCACAACAACTAAAATAGGTCTTGCTGACGGTTTGTGGGGTCTTCCTTCACAAAATACTACATATTCTGTTGTTGGTAACGTAGGATTTAAACTACTTGGTGGTAAAGATTATCAAGATTCTGGCAACAGTCCAAGATTTGAGGCAAAACTAGGCGATTTGTTAAATGCATATGAACTCTTTAATGATGCTGAAGGTGTTGAAGTAGATTATTTAATCATGGGTCCTGGTTTAACTAAAAAATCAGAATCTCAAGCAAAAGCGGCATATTTAATTTCGATTGCTGATCAAAGAAAAGACTGCATGGCAGTTATTTCTCCACATAGAGCAGATGTTGTCGGAGTACCAAACTCTAACGATCAAACGAATAATGTTCTTTCATTCTTTGCTCCATTATCGTCCTCTTCATACACAGTATTTGATACTGGTTATAAGTATATGTTTGATCGATTTAATAATGAGTTTCGTTACATTCCTACCAATCCAGATGTTGCTGGATTAATGGTTAGGACTGCTATTTTTTCATTCCCTTGGTTCTCGCCCGCTGGTCAACAACGTGGTATTCTAAACAATGCAATTAAAGTAGCGTTTAACCCAACCAAGGCACAAAGAGATCGTCTCTATCCAAAGAGAATTAACACAGTTGCTAACCAACCAGGTGTTGGCATTCTTCTGTTTGGCGACAAGACTGCTCTCGGATATGCCTCTGCATTTGATAGAATTAACGTTCGTCGTTTGTTCCTTACTATTGAACAAGCACTTAATAAAGCAGCACAAGCTCAACTCTTCGAACTTAATGATGATATTACAAGGTCTAACTTTGTTAACATTGTTTCTCCATTCCTCCGTGATATTCAAGCGAAAAGAGGTCTATTTGATTTCTTAGTTGTTTGTGATGAAACAAATAATACTCCAGATATTATTGATAATAATGAGTTTAGAGCAGACATTTTCTTGAAGCCTGCTAGGTCGATTAACTTTGTTACACTTACTTTTGTTGCCACCAGAACTGGTGTCAGCTTTGAAGAAGTTGCAGGTCGAGTTTGATCCTTATTCAAATCTACTTAACGGAGAAAAACAACAATGGCAAACTTAAAAACCATCTCTCAATTTAAAACTAGACTCGCAGGTGGTGGTGCTCGCCCAAATCTTTTTGAGGTTCATATTCCAACATTTCCCACAGCAGCAGCTGCTGCTGGAGCTGCGTGGAGTTCTGAGGAGCAAACAGATTTTAGATTTTTGTGCAAAGCAGCTAATCTACCTGCATCAAACAACGGAGTTATCGATGTTCCTTTCAGAGGTCGTATTCTGAAAGTTGCTGGTGATCGTACATTTGATACTTGGACTGTAACTATCATTAACGATGAAGATTTTCTTCTCAGAACTCAGTTTGAGTATTGGATGAATGCAATAAACAAACTCACTAATAACTCAGGTGCAACTAATCCTGCATCCTATATGTGTGATGCTCACGTATCTCAACTTGGAAGAGGAGTTCTTAAAGAGGCAACTCAAAATAATGCGTCCACTGCAGATCAAACTGCTCTAAGAACTTATACATTTAAAGACATTTTTCCAACTCAGATTTCTCAGATTGATCTTTCTTATGATACTGGTGATACCATTGAAGAGTTCACTGTTGAGTTCCAAGTTAACTACTTCACTATCGGTGGAAGTATGGAAGCAGCAAGTGGATCTGAAACAACCTCTGGTGATCAAAAGGGTTCTGTTGTTTCGTAATAGGCGAATCATAGAGTAACTAAATAGTATAAAGCTACATTTAACTTATAATGGCAAAACTATTTGGTTTCTCTATTGAGGATAACGAACCAAAATCTCCTACTACACTTTCCCCCGTTCCTCCTAATAATGAGGACGGGGTTGATCATTATTTAAGCAGTGGGTTTTTTGGTTCATATGTTGATATTGAAGGTGTTTATAGAACTGAGTTTGATCTTATTAAAAGATATCGTGAAATGGCACTTCATCCAGAAGTCGATAGTGCCATTGAAGACATTGTAAATGAAGCGATTGTTTCTGATTCAAACGATTCTCCCATTCAAATTGAGTTATCTAATTTGAATGCAAGTGATGGTATTAAAAAAAGAATAAGACAAGAGTTTAAATATATTTTAGATTTATTAGATTTTGATAAAAAATGCCATGAAATATATCGTAATTGGTATATTGATGGTAGATTATATTATCATAAAGTTATTGATTTAAATAAACCTGAAGAAGGAATTCAAGAATTAAGATATATTGACGCAATAAAAATGCGCTATGTTCGTGAAAATAAAACTAAATCAGAAGATAATCAACGTCGTTTATCATCTGTTGCAAATCAAAATCCTTTGGAATATGCTTTTCCAGAGATTGAAGAGTATTTTGTTTACACGCCAAAAGCATCTTATCCTATTGGAAATCCTACCGCAGTTAGTGCAGATAAAGGCATAAGACTTGCAAAAGATGCTATTACATATTGCACTTCAGGTCTTGTAGATAGAACAAAAGGCACAACACTTTCTTATCTGCATAAATCAATCAAAGCAGTCAATCAACTAAGAATGATTGAAGACTCTCTTGTTATTTACAGATTGTCTCGTGCTCCGGAGAGAAGAATCTTTTATATTGATGTAGGTAATCTTCCAAAAGTAAAGGCAGAACAATATCTTCGTGATGTTATGATGCGCTATCGTAATAAACTTGTATATGATGCAAACACGGGTGAAATTCGTGATGATAAAAAATATATGGCGATGCTTGAAGACTTCTGGCTTCCAAGAAGAGAAGGAGGTCGTGGTACTGAAATTTCAACTCTTCCTGGTGGACAAAATCTTGGAGAAATTACAGATATTGAATATTTTAAGAAAAAACTTTTTCGTGCTTTAAACGTTCCCCCTTCAAGAATGGATGGCGAGGGTGGATTTAATCTTGGTCGTTCATCAGAGATTCTAAGAGATGAACTTAAGTTCACCAAGTTTGTTGGACGTTTAAGAAAAAGATTTTCAAACATGTTTCATGACATGTTAAGAACTCAACTTATACTTAAAAATATTGTCACCCCTGAGGATTGGGAACTCATGAGTGAACATATTCAATATGACTTTTTATATGATAATCATTTTTCTGAACTTAAAGAAGCAGAACTACTCACTGAAAGATTAAATCTTGTTTCAACTGCTGAACCATATGTTGGAAAATACTACTCACAAGATTATCTTCGTCGTAAAATCTTACGTCAAACTGACGGTGAGATTCTTGAGCAAGATGCTTTGATTAAAAAAGAAATCAAAGCAGGACTTATTCCAGATCCAAATGTTCCGATTGACTCAGAAACAGGTGCTCCTTTAAGTGGAGCAAATTTAGGTGCTCCAATAAATGAACCAGATCTTGAATCTCAGGGATCAGTGACTGCAGCACCTGAATTACCTAAAGGTGGAGAAATCTAATAAATATAAAGGTGTTATATTTTTATGGCAATGAATGATTTTTTAGATATGGTGGTGGATGATGAGTCACCATCTCAAATTAGTGACGAAATTAAAAATCTTCTTTTTGTAAAAGCAGCAGAAAGAGTGGATTTTTTTCGTCAGGAAGTTGCAAACGATATGTTTGAAAATCCTGAGGTAGATGACACTGAAGAAGAAACTGAAGAATAAGTGGTATTTATAAATAACTAGTAAATGAACTTTTAACTATAATGGCACATAGACCAGTTGGCACTGCATCTTCAATAGCAATTACTACAACTTCTGCAAAATCTTCATCATTTTCTGTTCAATCAGATGTTATAAGAGTTGTTGCTATTGGAGCAGGAGCTCATGTTGCAATTGGAACTGAACCAACAGCAACAACTGCTAATTATTATATTGCAAATGGGATTGCAGAAACTCTTGCTGTGACTAAAGCATCAAATAGAGTTGTTGGTGTGATCACTGGAACAACAACCACCATTATTTTTGCTGAAGGAACTCAATGTCCATTTGGTGTTGGTGATCATGTTACTTTAACTGCAAGCGGACAAAGTTATTATGACTTTACTCATCAACCAGTTACCGCTGTTGATGTATCATCTGATATTAACGGATATCATCAAACAAGGTGTTCAATTGGGACTAATACTAGTGGTATTGTAACTGCATTTTTCTCACCAGATGCAACTTTAAGAAACTCACTTAAAATTGCTGCAAGAACAGATACTGGAACAGGTGTGCTCCACTTACAACAAGTTCAAATTTCAGGGACGGCATGATGAAGCTAATCAGAGAAGAGATCGAATCAGTAGAGTTTATCGTTGAAAATAAAAACGGTAAAAAATCACTATATATCGAAGGGGTATTTCTTCAAGGTGATATTAAAAATCGTAATGGAAGAATGTATCCGATGGAAACTCTTCGTCGTGAAGTTATTCGATATAATGAAAATAATGTTATTGCTGGAAGAGCACTTGGAGAACTTGGTCATCCAGATGGTCCAACAGTTAATCTTGATAGAGTTTCGCATAAGATTGTTTCTTTAAAAGAAAGTGGGTCTAACTTCATAGGTAAGGCAAAAATTCTTAGCACTCCTATGGGGAAAATCGCTGAATCTTTGATTAGTGAAGGTGTAAAACTAGGAGTTTCTTCTCGTGGTATTGGTTCACTCGTTTTAAATAAAGAGGGAATCAATGTTGTTGGTGATGATTTTATGTTAGCTACTGCTGCTGACATTGTTGCTGATCCCTCTGCTCCTGATGCTTTTGTTGAAGGAATCATGGAAGGTAAAGAGTGGATTTGGGAAGGTAGTATTCTTCGTGAGAAATATGCTACTAATACTCGTAAAAAAATCAACACACTCGTGGATCAAAAAATACTTGATGAACAGAAACTAAATCTTTTTCAAGAGTTTTTAGCAAATCTGTAATTTTATAAATAAATATAGATTAAAGTTATACAGTTAATCGGAGAGTTCAAATGTCTCGTGGAGATTTACAAGAAATGGAGAATGGCACTAAGCAATCCAAAACCGCTGTCAACTCAGGAGCTCAAGCGGCGGATCCAATGCCTAAAATGACTGACCCAGGAACCCAACTAGGTTCTATCGAGGATCTCGGTGGTCCTACCCCTGAAAACTATAAGTCTGATGATGATTCAGCAAAACTGAAAACCCCTGGCGCAACTCTGAAGCAAGTAAGAGATGTTGTCAACAAAGGTGCTAAAGGTGATGGTGCTATGAAGGAAGAAGAAAATCTCGACGACGAAGAAGTTATCGACGAAGAAATTGTTGATGAAACTTTTGTAGAAGAAGAGGAAGAGTTCCCTCTCGAAGATGAAGAGCAAGAAATTGATGAAGAAATCGACATCGAAGAAGATGTTCAAGCTCTTCTCAACGGTGAAGAACTCTCTGAGGATTTCAAAGAAAAAGCAAGAACAATCTTTGAAACTGCAGTAAAATCAAAAGTTGCCCAAGTTAAGGAGGCAATGGAATCTCAGTATGAAAAACAACTTCTTGAAGAAGTTGAAGAAATCAAATCTGCACTCTCTGAGCGTGTAGATTCCTACCTTGAGTATGTTGCTGATGAGTGGTTCCAAGAGAACGCTCTCGCAATCGAATACGGTCTCAAGACTGAAATGTCTGAGAGTTTCATCTCAGGCATGAAAGAACTTTTTGAAGCACATTATGTATCAATCCCTGAAGATAAATATGATGTTCTTGAGAGCATGGTAGACAAACTTGATGAAATGGAGACAAAACTCAACGAGCAAATCGAAAAAAATATTTCCCTCAACAAACGTCTCGCAGAGTCGGTTGCTGATGGTATCTTTGAACAAGTTTCTGATGGCCTCGCTGCCACTCAGAAAGAGAAGCTCGCTTCACTTGCCGAAAGTGTAGAGTTTGAAAGTGAAGAAAAATATCGTGAGAAACTGGAGATGCTGAAGGAATCATATTTCTTCGCCAAGCAAACTTCTCCAAAAGCTAAAACAGAGTCTCTCTCTGAAGGTGTAGACAGTGCTTCTGAATCAGTCACTGGTTCAATGGCTGCATACCTTAAGACTCTATCTACTTTTAGCAAATAGTTGAACTTTATATAATTATTCAAACCCAAACATTCAAAAAGGTAACCCGCAATGTTTCATTCAGAACAATTGCAGGAAAAGTGGGCACCTCTCCTCAACTATGAGGGTCTTGATTCAATCAAAGATTCCCATCGTAGAGCAGTAACCGCTGTCCTGCTAGAGAACCAAGAAAAATTCCTTCGTGAGCAAAATGCCTTCGAACAAGGCGGTATGCTTTATGAAGGTCCAACTATGTCTGGTAACGCTGCCGGCGCTTCTGGTGCTTTTGGTAGCGGTGCCACTGCTGCTGGCCCTGTCGCTGGTTTTGATCCCGTTTTGATCTCTCTGATCAGACGTGCAATGCCTAATCTGGTCGCATATGACCTCGCCGGCGTTCAACCAATGAGTGGTCCTACTGGACTCATCTTTGCAATGCGTTCACGCTACATTAATCAGAGTGGTACTGAAGCTTTCTTCGACGAAGTAGACAGCGCATTCTCTGGCCAAGACCAAGGTCGTGACGAAACCGCTGGTTTCTCCGACGTTACTGCTGGTCTTGGTACAACTGCTCAGAGTGGCACCAACCCTGCAGTTCTGAACCCAGTTGGCACCGCATCCTCAACCGACTACAGAGTTGGTCAAGGCATGGCAACTGGTGATGCTGAGAATCTTGATGGCACTGGTAATGATGCCTTCAACCAGATGGCATTTAGCATCGAGAAGGTAACTGTTACTGCTAAGAGCCGTGCTCTGAAAGCAGAATACAGCCTTGAGCTTGCTCAAGACCTGAAAGCGATCCATGGTCTGAACGCTGAAGCGGAACTCGCCAATATTCTCTCCACTGAGATTCTGGCTGAGATCAACCGTGAAGTTATCAGAACTATCTACAAGGTCGCTGAGCAAGGTGCTGTACAAAATACTGCTACCGCTGGCATATTTGACCTCGACGTTGACTCCAATGGTCGTTGGTCAGTTGAGAAGTTTAAGGGTCTGCTGTTCCAAATCGAAAGAGATGCGAACGCAATCGCTCAGAGAACTCGTCGCGGAAAGGGCAACATCATCATGTGCTCTGCAGACGTTGCTTCTGCACTGACCATGGCTGGTGTTCTTGATTACACTCCTGCACTGAACTCAAATCTGAGTGTTGATGATACTGGCAACACATTTGCTGGTACTCTGCTTGGCAAGTTCCGTGTATATATCGACCCATATGCTGCTAACCTGACTTCTGCTAATGCATCTCCAGGTAATCAGTATTATGTTGTTGGTTATAAGGGTACTTCCCCCTATGATGCAGGTCTGTTCTATTGCCCATACGTTCCTCTCCAGATGGTTCGCGCCGTTGGTGAGAACTCCTTCCAGCCTAAGATCGGCTTCAAGACCCGTTATGGTCTTGTTTCTAATCCTTTCGCAGAAGGTACAACTCAAGGTCTGGGTCGTCTGCAAGTTAATAGCAACCGCTACTACAGAAGAGTTGCTGTTAAGAACCTCATGTGAGTTATTCTCACAAAACCTCAGAGGGTCTTCGGACCCTCTTTTTTTATCTAAATACAAATAAAGTAAAAGTAGTATTATGAAACCTACTCCAAGAGAAACTCAAGAGGCATATAAAAACTACGAAAAGGTAGTTAATCACCTTATTACAGAGGGTTATGCCAACAACAAAGAATCAGCAGATAATATTATTAATGGCATGAGTGAAGAGTGGTTCAATATGATTATTTCTGAATAATGGCAAGATCAGTTTACGATAAACAAATTCAAAATCGAAACTTTCTGCAACCCACTGGATTTAAGTTTACTTTAGAAAGATGTTCAAAAGTTGCGTTTTTTTGTAACTCAGCAAATATCCCTGGAATGACTCTTGGTGTTGCAAATCAACCAACATATTTAAAAGACATTCCAACGCCAGGAGACAAAATTGAGTTTGAAGATTTAAATCTACGTTTTTTAGTTGATGAAGATTTTGAAAACTATATGGAGATATATACATGGATTCGTGGACTTGGATTTCCAGAGTCAATACAAGAAATACATAAGTTACAAAGAGAAACTAGAGAAAAACTAGACACAACTGGAGGGATGAATATATATTCTGACGGAACTTTACTTATTTTAAACAGCACTCAAAATTTGGAGTTTAAGGTAGAGTTTCAAGACTTATTTCCATACAACTTATCAACAGTCCAGTTCGATGCTACAGAAACTGGAATCGAATACTTTACAGCAGACGTGAGTTTCAAGTATACTTTATTTCATGTGGTCACACCAACCAACAAACGATTGCACCCCAGAAAAACTTAATTTTTTATTTTTATGATAATCGATCTTGATGTGATTCAAAATATGTGGGTGAAAGACGCTGTGATTAACATGGACAATCTCCATGAAGAATCAACAGTTAAAACAAACTCTCTTCACGCAAAATATTTTGAAATCTATAATAACATTTTACTATTAAAAAAGAAAGCAGAGCAACAAAGAAAAAATATTCGACATGATCGATACGAATATTATTCAGGAAAAGCAGATCCTGATGTTTATATAGAAGATCCATTTCCTAAAAAAATTCGTGATAAAGATACAATGCAAAAATATCTTGATGCTGATGAAAAGTTATCTTCAATCAGTTTAAAAATAGAATATTACGATGTTATGTTAAACTACTTAGAGAGTATTTTAAAACAAATTTCTAATAGAACATATCAGATTAAAAATGCTGTTGATTTTATGAAGTTTCAGGTAGGACTTGGGTAATGAAAGGAAAAGAAGTCGATTATTCAAATTATGGATGGATTGAAACAAGTTTAGAACCAGAACATATTGTTTTCTTATGGCAAAGAATAGAAGAAAAAAAAGAATCTGCAAAGAACAATCTTGCAGGAAATATCTCTGGAAGTTACATTCTTGATGATACTGAGAACTATTTTTTTAACGAAGTTCTATCTCAACATATAGAGGCATACACTGAACTTTATGGTGGTCACCCTATTAGAGATTATGCATATGGAAGTTTTAAACTTGAACTAGGAAAGTTTTGGGTTAACTATCAAAACAAACATGAGTTTAATCCATATCATCATCATGGAGGTGTTTATTCTTTTGTCATTTGGATGAAAATTCCCACTGACTGGAAAGAACAAAATAATCTTCCGTTTTTAAATGATGTAAAAGAAGAAGATAAAAAAGCATCGATCTTTGAGTTTGAATACACTGATATTCTTGGAAATATTCGTAACTACGGATATCGTTTAGATCCAACATTAGAAGGAACAATGTTATTTTTTCCATCAGCATTAAGGCATTGTGTATATCCTTTCTTTAATAGTGATGAAGAAAGAATCTCAGTCTCTGGAAACCTCATTTTCAATCAGTGTTAAATAGTATTGTGACGCACTGAATATGTGAATAAGTCCAACCTTGTTATTACTAAATCAAACGAAGTTTATTTGAAAATCTCTACAGAACCTCATATTGAGTATGAGCTTAGAGATCATTTCAAGTTTGAAGTTCCTAATGCCAAGTTTATGCCTCAGTATCGTGGTAGAAACTGGAATGGAGAAATTCACTTATATGATATGAGATCAAAACAAATCTATGTTGGTCTTTTAGATAAACTTATTAGTTTTTGTGAACAATATGAGTATACTTATAGTTTTCAAGATAATAAGTTTTATGGTCTTCCATTTGAAACTAATGAACTAATTTCTTATGAGGGTGTTAAAGATTATATGCAATCTATTTGTGCTCACTCTCCACGGCAATATCAAATAGAGGCAGTATATGATGCCTTAAGGCATAATAGAAAACTATTGATAAGTCCAACTGCATCAGGTAAATCACTGATGATTTATTCTCTTGTAAGATATTACACAGATAAAAAACAAAGAATTCTTCTAGTTGTTCCAACGACATCTCTTGTAGAGCAGATGTATAAAGATTTTCATGATTATGGTTGGGATGCTGAATCATATTGTCACCGTGTTTATTCTGGTAAAGAAAAGTATTCTGAGTTGCCAGTAACAATAACAACTTGGCAATCTATCTATAAACTTGATCGTTCTTTCTTTGAAGATTATAACGTCATCATTGGTGACGAAGCGCACCTTTTTAAAAGTAAGTCACTGATATCAATCATGACTAAACTTCATCATGCAAAATATAGATTTGGATTCACTGGCACTTTAGATGGATCTCAAACTCATAAATGGGTTTTAGAAGGATTGTTTGGACCATCATACAAAGTTACCAGAACTTCTGAATTGATGCAACAAGGACATCTTTCTAAGTTAGATATTAACTGCCTTGTTTTAAAACATGATCCTAAAAGATTTGAAACATATAATGATGAAATTGAATATTTGATTAGTCATCCTCAAAGAAACAAGTTCATTACAAATCTAGCATTAGATTTAAAAGGCAATACTTTGATTCTTTTTAGTAGGGTTTCTGCCCATGGTGAGCCACTTTTTGAAATGATAAATACTTCTAAAAGTGATAATCGTAAAACCTTTTTTGTTCACGGTGGTGTCGATGCAGAGGATCGAGAACTAGTTCGTGAAATTACTGAAAGAGAAAATAATGCTATCATTGTTGCTTCTTACGGAACCTTTTCTACTGGTGTCAACATTAAAAACTTACACAATGTAATATTTGCATCACCTAGTAAGTCTCGCATCAGAAATCTCCAATCAATAGGGAGAGTGCTTAGAAAAGGTAAAAATAAAACAAAAGCAGTATTATATGATATTGGTGATGACTGTAGTTATAACTCTAGAAAAAATTACACTTTAAATCATATGATTGAACGAATCAAAATTTACAATGAAGAAAACTTTAACTATGATATTTTAACAATAAAACTAAGAACATAGGAGAACTCATATGGGCATAGAAGACGATTTTTATGCAACTGTTAAACTAATTTCAGGTGAAGAAATATTCGCTAAAGTTGCTGCATCAGAGGAGGAAGATAAAACCCTCCTAATTATTTCAAATCCTATTACAATCGGTGAGATTAGAACCAGAATCGGCATAGTTGGTTACAAAATAGAACCCTGGTTAAAAACTACAAAAGAAGATTTTTTTATTATTGGTTTAGATAAAGTTTTAACTATCTCTGAATCTAACGATATTGAAATGATTCAAATGTATCAAAAGTTTTTAAAAGAACGTAGTGACGATGATGCACCATCTCCATCATCTAGACTCTCTAGAAAAATGGGATTATTAGGCAATATTGATGAAACAAAGAGAAGACTTGAAAAGATCTTTAATAATAATTAAGCCCTTATCTTCAAACCCAACAAAGGTATTATAATGAGATTTGATACCATTGTCAAGCATTGGTAAAAGTGTTATAATCATAATATTATAAATCAGTTATGCTTATGATCACAAATATGCAAATCATGAACAGAAGGAAAAGATCTGAACATTACGTTAATAATAAGGAGTTTCTTGCTGCTCTCATTGAGTATAAGAGGAAGGTTGCTCTTGCTGCTGAAAGAGGGGAACCAAAACCTCGTATTACGAACTATCTCGGTGAATGCTTTTTAAAGATTGCGACGCACCTATCGTTTAAACCAAACTTTGTTAACTACATGTTTAAAGATGATATGGTTTGTGATGGCATTGAAAACTGTGTTCAGTATATGCACAACTTTGATCCAGAAAAATCTTCTAATCCATTTGCGTATTTTACGCAAATTATTCACTATGCCTTTCTTCGTAGAATTCAAAAAGAAAAAAAGCAACTAGAGATTAAAAATAAAATCTTGGAGAGAACTGGATATGAAGAGGTGTTTGTGGACAACAATACAGTTGACGGCAGCAACTACTCCGACTATAATAGCATTAAGGACGCCATTCACTCAAAACTTCGCTATTAATGAAAGTTGCTATTATAACCGATCAGCATTTTGGGTGTCGTAAAAACTCAAAAGTATTTCATGATTATTTTCTAAGGTTTTACAATGAGATATTTTTTCCTACGTTAGTAGAGGAAAAAATTACTGCAGTGGTAGACATGGGAGATACTTTCGATAGTCGTAAAGGTATTGATTTTTCTGCTTTGTACTGGGCAAAAAACAATTATTATGATATCTTGGAAAAAATGGGGATAGCGGTTCATACTATTGTTGGTAATCATACTGCCTATTATAAAAACTCAAATGATGTTAACGCGGTTGATCTTTTGTTAAGAGAGTATCAAAACGTAACAGTATACTCTGAGGCAACAGAAGTAAAACTTGGTAATCTTAAAACTTTATTTGTTCCCTGGATTAATCAGGAAAATGAGAAAAAAACTTATAATATTATTGAAAAGACTTCTAGTAAATGTGTTTTAGGTCATCTTGAACTTAGAGGGTTTAATGCAAATAAATTTGTAGTTATTGAGCACGGTTACGATAAAGAAATATTCAAAAAGTTTTCTCTCGTGCTTTCGGGGCATTATCATACGCGAAGTTCAAAAGAAAATGTTAGATATCTTGGCAACCCGTATGAAATGTATTGGACTGATGTTGATGACACTCGTGGGTTTCACATTTTTGATACAGAAACTTTAGAACTCAAAGCAGTTAATAATCCTTTTAAAATGTTTTATAAGATTCTTTATGAGGATACCCCGCATCAAACTTTTGATGCAACAAAGTATGAAAACAAAATTGTAAAACTTATTATTAGGAAAAGCAGTAACTCGAAAAAGTTAGATAAATTTGTTGAGAAACTGTATACTGCAAATATTGCTGAACTAAAAATAGTTCAAAATACAGATTTTGAGGGATACTATCAAACATCTAATGATGATGAGATTGAATCTGAGGACACTATGTCTATCTTGAATAGATACATTTGTGATGCAGAGGTTGACCTTGATAAATCATTTATCCAAGGTATAATACAAGAAATCTACCAGGAAGCTTGCGAGATGGTGTAAAATGCATATTCTAACTCTCGAAGGTAAAGAAGAAGATGGAGCATACTCTGTCACGGATGAAATGGGAGAAAAAATCCTTTATATTTGGGAGGAAGAGGATGATGCCGTTCGTTTTGCTATGATGTTAGAAGAAAATGGATATCCTGAAATGTCTGTTGTTGAAGTTGAAGATGATATGTTATTAAAGACTTGCGAAATACACGATTATTCGTATACAATAATAACTAAGAATGACCTTGTAATCCCCCCTGAAGAAAAAGATAATGATCTTATTTAAGACTATCCGATATAAAAACTTCCTTTCAACTGGAAATCACTTTACGGAGTTTAATCTTACAGAGAATTCTACGACACTAATTATTGGAAGTAATGGTGCCGGTAAATCTACAGTTTTAGATGCACTTACTTTTACTTTGTTTGGAAAACCATTTCGTAAAATCAATAAACCACAACTTTTAAACACGGTCAATGATAAAGATTGTGTTGCGGAGGTTGATTTTTCTATAGGGAGTATAGAGTGGAAAGTAAAGAGGGGTATTAAACCAAGTGTTTTTGAGATTTATCAAAATGGTCGATTACTAGATCAAAGTTCTTCCTCTATTGATCAGCAGAGGTGGTTTGAGCAAACTGTTTTAAAAATGAACTATAAGTCTTTTACTCAAATTGTGATTTTGGGTAGCAGCACCTTTGTTCCTTTTATGCAACTTACTGCTGCGAATCGACGAGAAGTGATTGAAGATCTCTTGGATATCAAGATCTTTTCTTCAATGAACACAATTATTAAGGACAAACTCAGATTAGTAAAGGATGATGTTCATACTTTACATCTAACAAAAGAGTCTATTAAGGATAAAGTTGAAATGCAAAACAACTTTATTGAAGAGTTGGAAAATCGTGGTAATGCCAATATTAATGTCAATAAAGGTAAGATTGCCAAGTTAGATGCAGAAGTTGACATTCATATGAAAGAGAATGCTATTCTAGAGGAGAACATATTTAAACATACTAAAGAGCAAGAGTATGTTATTGGAGCCACAGAAAAACTTCGTAAGTTAGGAAATCTTAAAGGAAAGATTTCTGAAAAGGTGTCTTCTATTACTAAAGAGCACAAGTTTTTCAGTGAGAATACGGTATGCCCCACTTGCACACAGTCTATTGATGAAAGCTTTAGAATAAATAGAATTGATGACGCTCAAAATAAAGCAAAGGAGTTGCAATCTGGTTACATAGAACTGGAGGAGGCAATTAAAGAGGAGGAGACCCGAGAGCGTCACTTCATCACTCTTTCCAAGGAGATTTCAAAACTAACGAATGACATTTCTCAAAACAACATTAAGATTTCTGGGTGTCACAGACAAATCAGAGATCTCGAACACGAAATTCAAGTTCTTACCGAGAACCTTGCAAATAGAAATTCTGAGCATGAAAAGTTAGAAACCTTTAAACAAAAACTAAAGAACACCGAAAAAGATTTAGAGTCTAAAAGAGATCTTACTCGATATTACGAGTTCTCTTATAATCTTCTCAAAGACGGTGGAGTTAAAACTCAAATCATTAAAAAGTATTTGCCATTAATCAATCAGCAAGTAAATCGTTATTTGCAAATGATGGATTTCTATATTAACTTTACTTTAGATGAAGAGTTTAATGAAACCGTTCAATCCCCTATTCATGAGGATTTTACATACGCATCATTCAGTGAAGGAGAAAAGATGCGTATCGACCTCGCACTTCTCTTTACTTGGAGAGAAGTTGCAAAACATAAAAACTCAGTTAACACTAATCTCCTGATTATGGATGAGGTATTTGATTCCTCACTTGATGGATTCGGCACGGATGATTTTCTAAAGATTATTCGTTTTGTCCTAAAGAATGCTAATATCTTTGTGATCTCTCATAAGGATGGATTGCAGGATAAGTTTGATAACGTTATTCGATTTGAAAAAGTCAAAGGATTTAGTAGGATGATTTGAAATGCAAAAAGTATTAATCACTGGACACAAAGGATTTATTGGTAAACATGTATTTAATGACTGGAAAGAAACTCATAGTGGATGGGTAACAGGATTGGATCGTCCAGAT